CCCCGACAAGAGGATCCGTCCCCTCAGCCACGCCAGGACGTTCGAAGACGAGGAGTGCAGGAAGATCGTGGACGCGTTCAAGTCGGCGGACATGAGCGGCTACTCGACGAACTCGTTCTTCTACTCGTATCGCCTGATAGAGCCGGACATCTGGCCGAACATCTACGAGAACATCACCGGCGCGGTTCTCGACTCGAACGTCAACAACTACGGGTTCAAGATCCAGAACATCTCGGCCCTCTACTACGTCGAGTTCGACCGATCCCAGTGGATGGACTGGTCCATGGACCTGAACAACTGGGGCAGGGAGACCAGCAAGCTAAGCCTCCACACGTTCCTGAACGACGACTACGAGGGAGGGGACTTCGTCATCAGGACTCCCAGGGACACGGTGGTGCCTCGATCCGTGGGGGTAACCACCATCTTCCCCAGCTTCCTGGCCTCCAAGCAGGAGCAGCCCACCAAGGGGATCAAGAGGGCCATCATGGGAATGGTCTCCGGCCTGCCTTTCTCCTAAGCCATTGATCTTATTAGACTAAAAAAAGTGGGCTCCGGCTCACTTTTTTGTGTACTTTTTATGAGAACCGTGGTAGATTTAATCATGATCAAGGAGAACGACATGACCTATTCCATCACCCTCGACATCGCCTCTGACACCACCCTCGGGGACCTCGACGACACCCTCACCCGCTACAACCTCTCCATCTCCCATTACCTCCCCCTCGGCCCCGGCGGTGGAAATCCTGAGATCACCTTCATCACCGACTCCCTCGACAACATCAGGAACTTCCTCTCCTCCTACTGCGACTCCGACGAACTCGACTTCTACCTTGAAGGGGTCATCGCCAAATGAACCCTTGACATTTTATGAGAACCGTGGTAGATTAGACATAATGGAAAGGGAAACCAGCATGACCAAGGAACAGCTCTACGACTACGTGAAGAACTACCTGGAGGGCGCCATGAAGCCCAAGGTCGACTCCGACTTCGGCCGTGGCTACCAGCAGGGTCTCCGGTCCCTGAAGCAGCTCCTCGAGAAGCTCGAGACCGGTGAAGTTGCAGGTTGACATTTTTCTCGACCTGTGGTAAGATCTGACATAATGAGGAACACACACATGACCAAGCGCTCTTCTGACTACGTCGGCACCTTCATGACCAACGATCCCAAGCTCCCCCAGATCATCGCGAACATCAAGCGCACGATCAAGGCCTTCAACGCCCAGCGCCGAGTCAACGAGATCGAGGCTCCCGAGTACCGGACCTACAGCTGGTCTGGCACGGTCGAGGTCCGTAAGCGCGCCTTCATCCGCATTCGCGGCCGTCTCGGTAAGGACAACCCCAATGCCAAGCTCTACCGTGTCGGCGGTCCGCTCAAGCGTTACTCTGCTCAAGAGATCAAGCTTGAGCACGCCCAGCGCGTCGACGTCTACGTCTCCGAGCGCTACAACTTCGTCCCGGTGAAGTGATGGGATCCATCCTCTACGTCAAGAACTCCTCGAAGCGCAAGCCGCTCGGCGTCAAGGCCCAGCGCGCCCGCGAGGAGCACATGAAGTACCTCGAGTCCCTCGGATACACGCCGGGGATGCGCATCGAGAGGACCGCGGAGCTGCCTAAGTACAGCTACACGCGAGTGACCTCCGATCGCATCCCCGGAGGTGGCGGCTTCAAGCGCTCCGTGGAGGACTATAAATGGAAGAAGGACAAGGAAGAGTCTGCCGCCACGATCAAAGAGATCGAGCGCAAGAAGACCTGCCTGGCTCCTGCCTACAACAAGGGTGCCGTGCAATATGTTACTGCCGGCACAGATCCGCGATACATTGGAAAGAAGGTATGAAATGATCATCAAGGGAACCGTCAGAGTAGAGCTCAATTCCGATCAACTCACCGACGCCATCGTCGACGCTCTCTGTGCCGACTACGGCTACCTGGCCAAGGACGTCGCGAGCCTCATGGACAGGTCTGACTTAGAGGAATACGAGCAGAGGGACCTCGAACACGACCTCATGCTCATGCAGGCGATCGATCGAGTCCTGTCCAACTACATGCTGTATGAAGAGCACAAGACCTTCAAGAACGCGTGGAAGAAGTACGTGGACCTCTACAAGGACAGGAATTTCAAAGATGAATAGGATTCTCTTGGCCCTCCTGGCGGCCACGTTCTTGACGGCGTCTCAGGCCGAGGCCGGCGACAAGCCCCGCAAGAACGGCGGCTACAACAAGCCGAATCACGGCCAGTACCACAAGCCCAAGCGCTGGAAGAACAACTTCAACAACAACAGAAATAGCTTCAACAACAACCGCGTGTACAACAACAGGCGCGTCTACAACTACAACTATAAGTACGAGAACGACGATAACGGGTGGTACGCCTTCGGCGGGTTCCTCGGTGGGCTGGCCGTGGGTGGCGCCATCGGCGGTGGCGGCGGGGGTTCGTACTACTACTATGACCAGCCTGGCGCTCAGTGCACGACCATCTTCGAGCGTCGCTGGAACGTCGTCTATCAAGAGTGGGAGAACATCCCTCAGACCGTCTGTGGAGGATACTAATGAAAGTCAAGCTCGTCGGAATCACGAAGCCGGTCGGATTCGCAGTCATGGGAGAGATTCACACCGCGGAGGACCTAGTGGCCTACTGCGCCCGAGTCTCGAACCCGAACAACCAGCACAACACAGGCACGGCCGACAAGCTGCTCTCCTACATGATCAAGCACCAGCACTGGTCGCCGTTCGAGATGGTGAACGTGGTCATGGAGATCGAGACGACACGAGACATCGCCCGTCAGATCCTCCGTCATCGCAGCTTCTCTTTCCAGGAGTTCTCTCAACGATATGCAGAGGTGACAGAGATGCACCCTCCCAGAGAAGCACGCTTGCAGGATACCAAGAACCGTCAGAACAGCATCGAAGTGGACGACGAAGAACTGCAGGGACTGTGGGATGACATCCAACTGAACCTTCTCTTGGACGCAGAAGAAGCCTATAAGTGGGCTATAGAGAACGGCATCGCCAAGGAGCAGGCCCGAGTGGTCCTGCCTGAAGGTCTTACCATGAGCCGCATGTACATGAACGGGACCCTCCGCTCGTGGATCCACTACGTTGATCTACGCACGGGAAACGGTACTCAGAAAGAGCACCGTGAGGTGGCCGAGGCCTGCAAGGAAGTCCTGATGAAGGAGTTCCCGTTCCTCGATGCCCTATGGGGTAACAGCGTTGCATAAATAGTCTCAATGAAGGGGACTCACATGCAAGAAGACGTCAAGATCAAGCTCCAGTACCACCCGAACCTGAACCAGAAGATCTGGCAGCTCAACAACAAGATCCGTCCCGAGCTGAGGCAGAAGCTGCTCCAGTTCGCGAAGACGTGGCAGGTGTTCGCCGGTATCCCCAACTCTGCAGTGACCGACGTCATCCTGACAGGTGGCAACGCCAACTACAACTACACTCCCTTCTCCGACCTGGACGTCCACCTCCTCGTGGACAGGAGCAAGCTGACAATGTTCGGCGCCAAGCTCGACGACCAGATGATGGCGAAGAAGCAGCTCTGGACCCTCACCCACGACGTCAAGGTACTCGGCTATCCCCTCGAGCCGTACGCCCAAGACAAGGACGCCAAGTTCCCGAAGGGTCAGGGCGTCTACTCTCTCAAGAAGGACGTATGGCTCCAGGAGCCGGTGTTCGAGACCGGCATCGACTTCAAGAACGACCCGAGGCTGAAGCAGAAGGTCCAGCACTACATGGACCTGATCGACGACATCATCAAGCACAAGATGAGCCAGTCGGCCGTGGACGCGATGAAGACGAAGCTGTGGACCATGAGGAACGCCGCGATCTCCAAGGGCGGGGAGTTCTCCTTCGAGAACCTCGTCTACAAGGAGCTCAGGAACCAGGGCTACCTCGACAAGCTCAGCGCATATTCCAAGGCAAGACTGGACAAGAAGCTGTCACTAAAGTAGTTGACACTTTGGGCTAGGACGCCTATATAAGATTAGCCGGGATCAGAGTACTGCGTACCCGGCTGATGCACCGCCTAATGGGGTGCCAACATTCAACTCGCTTAAACAGGAGTAACACATGACTCTCAACGACCCGTTTTCTTTCGCCAAGACCCTCCTCCCCACGACTGTCGGATTCGACGAGGCCTTCCGTAACCTCGAGAACGTGACCCGCACGATCCAGAAGTCGATGCCCTCCTATCCTCCCTACAACATCAAGAAGGTCGCGGACAACAAGTACGTGATCGAGCTGGCCGTGGCCGGCTTCGGCAAGCAGGACCTCGAGATGGAGCTCAAGGACGGCGTCCTCTCCATCAAGGGACACACCACCCTCGACTCCGTCACCAAGGACGGCCTGGACCAGACGTACCTGTACAAGGGGATCGCCGACCGCGCGTTCACCCGTCAGTTCACCCTGGCCGACACCATCGAGATCAAGAACGCCGAGCTCATCAACGGCATGCTGAAGGTGTGGCTCGAGAACATCATCCCCGAGCACAAGAAGCCGAAGAAGATCGACATCACCGACAAGGCATCGGCCGTGAACGACCAGATCACCGACTCGGTGACCTCGGAGTCCACGAAGCAGTTCCTCTCGGAGTACGAGAAGTAATATGAAGAGGATAAAGAACTTCTTGAGTCGCCTTCGTCCGATGAGCGACCAAGAGCTCATGATGGACTATCTCAGTGAGGCAAAGGACATCAACCAGCTCGAGTACATGATGAGACAGTGGGACGAGCGACAGAACAGGAGGTCGTGGTGATACCATATAATGAAGAAGAGTGGGACTGGCTAAGTCAACCACGATGACCATGAAAAGAGGGGGAGCGATCTCCCTCTTTTTTGTTTACTTTCTCTTGTCGACCAGGTATAATCAGGCTATACCGACAAAGGATCTATAGAATGTCATTCAGAGCTCCCTACACGATATTTGGAAAGACCCGCGACATCCCAGTAGTGACCTACACAGACGGCAAGCTCGACAATCCACCCAAGTCCAAGTGGGACAGGGAGATGTGGATAGAGCGCGGAGAGGACTGGTACGGAGTACCGAACAGGGGAACTATCAGGATCATCGAGCGCAAGGCGTGGCTCGACTGGGAACTGCCTACTTGGCTGAAAGGTAAGGTATGACTGAGTACAATCCGGACTGCTGGGTCATGCTGAAGATGACCTACAGAGAGCAGGTGTTCTACAAGGTGTTGGGTGGATGGGGTGGCTCTTACATCAACGGTACGAGTTGGCGCCTCAACAGCGGCGTCGAGAAGTGCGAGTACGACATCGCACTTGACGTGTGGAAGTTCTATGGACATTCTGGCTCAGTGTACGTGTGTCCAGTCTCTTCTTATGGTCTCAGAATGTCTAACGCGGAAGCGTATGAGATGATGAAGAAGGCGCATCCCGACCACGTAGAGCTCTTAGAGAACTGCAACTGGGAAGAGATGGACTGGACCAAATGAAGTACTACGCAATTATCTTGTTTATTCTATTCTTGCTATGTGGTATAGTGTACTTTGAATATACGACTTGGAGCGAGTGTCTCATGAACCACTCGTGGTTCTACTGTCTGCGAATCCTCAGCTAGGAGATTACATGCAATTCTATACTTCCTTTCACCAGTACGGCAGCAAGGTCCTGCTCCGCGGCTACGAGTTCGGCAACCGCGTACAGAAGAAGCTGAGCTATGAGCCGACGCTGTACGTGAAGCGCAGCGGCGAGGTGAAGATGAAGACGGAGTACCGTACGCTCGACGGGAAGCCGGTGTACCCCATCAAGTTCGACACCATCAGGGACGCCAGAAACTACATCAAGCAGTACGAGGGAGTGGAGGGCAAAGAGGTCTTCGGGTCTACCAACTTCGCCTACTGCTGCATCAACGAGGAGTACCCCGGTCACATCGATCACGACCCGAGCCTGGTCGCGGTCGTCTGCCTCGACATCGAGACCGACTCCTCCAACGGGTTTCCCAACATCGCGCAGGCCGACAAGGCCATCACGGCGATCACCATGCGTCGCGGCTCGAGCATCGTGGCGCTCGGTCTGAAGGACTACACCCCGCACGCAGAGAAGATCACGTACCACAGGTGCGACGGGGAGCACGAGCTGCTGGAGAAGTTCCTGGAGCTCTGGGACTCGCGCACCTACTCTCCCGACGTGCTCACGGGCTGGAACATCGAGGGCTTCGACCTTCCCTACATCGTCAACCGTATCAAGCGCCTGCTGGGCGAGGAAAGGGCCAAGGAGCTCTCTCCCTGGAAGATGCTGGACGACCGAGAGATCGAGATCAACGGTCGCCTGATCACCGTTGGATTCCCCGTGGGCATCGCGGTCCTGGACTACATGCGACTGTACAAGAAGTTCTCGTTCTCCAACCAGGAGTCGTACGCCCTCAACTTCATCGCAGAGAAGGACCTCGGCGAGAAGAAGCTGGACTACACCGAGTTCGGGAGCCTCGACGAGTTCTATCGTCGAGACCACCAGCGCTTCATCGAGTACAACATCCACGACGTGAACCTCGTCTTCAAGCTCGAGGACAAGCACCGCTTCATCGAGCAGGTGATGGCCATGGCCTACGACGCCAAGGTCAACTACGTGGACACGATGGCGACCGTCCGTCCCTGGGACACGATCATCAACAACTACCTCTTAGAAAAGAAGATCGTCATCCCGCCGTCAGCCCGTCCCGGCGACAAGATCGTGGACATCGTTGGCGGCTACGTCAAGGACCCGCTGGTGGGCATGCACGAGTGGGTGGTGTCCTTCGACTTGACCTCCCTGTACCCTCACCTGATCATGCAGTACAACATCTCCCCTGAGACCTATCGCGGCAAGATGCAGAACCAGTTCACAGTCGACGAAGTCGTTCGCGGCGCGTACGACGAGGTCAGGGCCGGATTGGTCGACAACAACATGACAGTCTGTCCGAACTCGTCCCTGTACTCTCGCGACGCCCAGGGATTCTTCCCTGCCCTCATGGAGAAGATGTTCAACGACCGAGCCAAGTACAAGAAGCTGATGATCGAGGCGAAGAAGAAGTTCGAGGAGACCAAGGACCCCGAGTGGGGAAAGAAGATCTCCGCGTACCACAACCTGCAGCTTGCAAAAAAGATCCAGTTGAACTCAGCCTACGGTGCTCTCGCGAATAAGTACTTCAGGTGGTTCTCCGTGGAGAACGCGGAGGCCATCACCACCGCCGGTCAGCTCTCCATCAAGTGGATCGAGAAGAAGATCAACGGCTACCTCAACGAACTACTAAAAACGGAGAAGGACTATGTCATTGCGATCGATACTGACTCGATGTACATTGATATGTCTGGACTTGTCGAGCACGTTTTTGCTGAGAGGCGTAAATCTGCTGATACAGCAGAAATCGTCGCCTTCCTGGATAAGGCTTGTCAGAATAAGATCGAACCTTTTATTGCAAAGTGCTACGATGAACTTGGCGTTTATGTTAATGCGTATCAACAAAAGATGCACATGAAGCGCGAGTCCATCGCCGACAAGGGCGTATGGACCGGCAAGAAGCACTACGTCATGCACGTCCACAACGAAGAGGGCGTGGCCTACACTACACCCAAGATGAAGATGGTGGGCATCGAGGCCGTGAGGTCGTCGACTCCCAAGGTCTGCCGTGAGAGCATCAAGAAGGCCCTGGTCATCCTCATGACCGGCGGCAAGGAGCCGCTCATCGACTTCATCGAGGAGTTCCGCGAGTCCTGGTACAAGATGTCGTTCGAGGAAGTCGCGTTCCCTCGAGGAGTAAAGCTGACCTACTTCAGGAACATCAACGGCAACAACGTGCCCATGAGGTACTCTCTCACCGACAAGTCGCTGCCCATCCAGGTACGCGCGTCGCTCGTCTACAACGAGATGCTGAAGTCGAAGAACCTTACCAACAAGTACAAGCTCATCAGCGACGAGGAGAAGATCAAGTTCTGCTACCTCAAGAGGCCGAACCCGGTTCACCACAACGTCTTCGCCTCTCCCGGCGAGCTGCCTCCCGAGTTCAAGTTGACCGAGTATATAGACTACGATCTTCAGTTCAACAAGGCATTCCTCGACCCGATCAAGTCCATCACGGACGTCCTCGGCTGGAACCTAGAGGGAGAGCCTTCCACCCTAGAGGGATTCTTCGGATGAGTAAAGTCAACACCAACATAGACGACAACTTCGACTTCGGCTTCAGCGCTGTGGACGAGAAGGAGCTCGACTCCATCAAGGAGCTCGAGGCAAAGGCCCAGACGCTGGCACAGCAGGCGATGGTGAACGAGCAGCTCGGGGCGGCCGTCAACGAGAAGCTGAAGAAGATGTACAAC